CAAATCTTGTGTATACTTATATAAATCTTTTTTATATTTAAAATCTATTCCAGCTAGTGTTATCTTTTCACGTTTCATTATAAAAAATATATTCAAAAGATTTTAAATTAATTTTATATAACATTTAATTTAAAATTGAAAGTAATTAAATAGTATTTTTTAATGTTATAAATGAATAACTTATTAGAACAAAATATAATTACAATGAATCCTACTTTTATATTCGTAGATGGAAGTTACTATAACTTCTATAGATACTTTGCTCTAATGCAATGGTGGAAAAATGCGTATCCAGATGAACCTCTTGACGATCCTTATCAAAATGAAGTATTTGTTGAAAAGTTTAAGAAGACACATGTAGAGAATCTTAAACAAATGCCTAAGAAATTAAAGATTGTTAAGGATGTAACACCAATTTTAATTGTTGGAAGGGATTGTAAGAGAGAAAATATTTGGAGGAATGAATTATTTCCACAATACAAGGCAAATAGAGCAAACGGTCAAGAAGATGGATTTATGGGCGGACCTTTCTTTAAAATGGCTTATGATGACAGTCTATTTATTAAAGGAGGAGCAAAAGCAATTCTTAAACATCCTAAGCTGGAAGCAGATGATTGTATTGCGTTATCAGTTAAGCATCTGGTAAATAGATATCCTAAGTGTCACATTTACATTATTACGAGCGACAGAGATTATTTACAATTAAATGCACACAATGTCGAGATATTTAATTTAACATATAAAAATATTGCTGAAACTAAAAGCTCAACTGGAGATGCACACGATGACTTAGAAATTAAGATTATTATGGGTGATACGAGCGATAATATTCCTTCAGTATTTCCAAAATGTGGACCCAAAACAGCTTTAAAATGTATTGAGGATCCAGAATTCTTTAAAAAGAAGATGAACGATAACCCTGAATACTATAAGCAATATAAACTTAATCAACTGCTAGTAAATTTTAATAATATTCCAGAGAATCTAGTAGATGAATTCATGGAATCAATTAAGAAATAATACATAATAATAATAATATAAATATTTTTATACAATACTTATATTAATGGAATCTTCGAGTCTACCCGACAATAATACGAAAATCAATGTTAAACATTTTTTATTAGATCCTTTATCTGTTATAATAAAATTAGCCATTATTGGAAATAAACCTGTTGGAACAAAATTGTTAATTCAAAACAATGTTATTTATTTTCAAGAACCTGGAATGTTTCAATCACTATCACGTATTTTTTATAATACTAATAAAACTGATTTACAATATATGTATAATCCTATTCAAATAGCATGTACTACATTTTTGTCAAAAGAAAATATTCAAAAAACGCCAAGGATCAAAAATTTATTTATTTGCGCTCAGAATGGTCTAAAAAAACTTATGGAAACATATAAATCATGTTCAATAATTACATTATGTTTAAATTATTACTACGCTATAATAACTAATTATGTAGAACAAAAATATAACGATTCTATTTTCTACAAAGACACGCTTACAGGTATTTATTCAAAAGAATTAATCGAATCATTAAATGAACAGTGGACAACTGAAAGAGTTAAAGTGGTTTTGGATTTAATTATGTTTTTAACAAATGATTCAATGGCATCAAATAATGTAAAAACTCTAGAAACTATAATGGAAAATACAGACCCAAATACTCAAAAAATAGTTTCAAATTTTTAAAGTCTTCTATGTTTTATAGTCTTTCTATTTTTTCTAGAGCGTTTAATAGTTTTATTCTTGTATATTTTATTATGACGTTTTCTAGTAACTTTATTCTTTTTACCACCACCTCTTGTTTTTTTATATGTACTATTAGATATATCACCTTTTTTACCATATGTAAAATAATCCGTACCACTTACAATACCAGTTTTTCTATCTGGTTTAATTAATCCCTTAGCAAGGTTTTCTTCATATCTTTGTTGACCTAACGCAGCTCTACTAGCACGTTCATCTGAAGATATTCCAGATATTCCAGATGCTACTGGTGATGGAGTAATAGGTGTTCCTCTATCAGCATTTACCTTAACAACTATTTCGCCCATCAATTTAAACATTCTCTCTTGAAGAATATCATACGTTGGTAAGTTAACAACAGGTGTTCCTTGTTCTAAAATCTGTTTAATATTAACTTCAGTATTGATGAAATTATTAAATAACTCGTTATTTACTAAAACCATACCAATTAATTCGTCTTGAGGGGTTTGATGAATTGCTCCTGAAAACATAGAAGCAAATCCATCATTTTTAAGTGAAAATTCAGAATAATCTTTTTGTGACATTTGAATAACACTTAAAATTTCATCATTTTGAAGTGAACTGGTATGTGAAGCAAATAACATAAAATATAAACCAAAACCAATCATATAAGCAGAAGCAGTTTTAGGTGAATAAATAGTGTTACGTAAGTAATTTTCTGTAATGACCTTCTTCATTTTTTCAAGAATATTTATATAAGTGAAATAAGTGTAAAAGAACGGGTCAGATTGTGATTTTTCGCCTATTATATTGTAATATGAAGTTAACATCGCGTAAATAGGGGTTAACGGATGAAATCCGAGTTTAAAATCAGTCATTAAATCTTTACTGACAGTTGGCATTTCGTCACTTTCTCCATTAGCACCACCTATTTTTCTTCCACCACCTATTTTTTGTAATCCATTAGCAAGAGATTTTAAATCATTAACAGCAGAACTAGTAGTTTCGTTTTGTAATTCGCTTATAAGAGCAGAATCTCCGGTAGCTTCAATTTTAGAATGAATTAAGGATAATAATTCAATATTTTCAGGTTTATCTAAATCAGCAATATAAGATCTAATTTGTTTAGAAAATCTAATTAGTGAACTAATGTCTGTTTTTTCAATTAAATTACATGTTAATAAAGGCCAATTGATTTGTTTAAGACTAATATCACAAATAACTGACTCAGTTTTAATTGGTGATCCTATTTTTTTTGGTAAAGCATAAGAATCAATATAACCCCCTCCTCCTAATTCTTTTCCTAATTCTTCACCTAATTCTTCCCCCTCCATAGTTCCTTTTGCTATAACTCCTTCTGCTGTTCCATTACAACTAATTGAATCACCTTTAACAATACATTTTAGATCGTAAACCTTAGATTCAGATTCGTCTTCTACATCAGTAGAATCTTCAGTATTTCCACTATAATTACTGATTTTTCCTGCTCCATTCATTAAATCAAGCTCATCCTTATCACTTTTTAAAAGTATATTATCAGTAGATTTTGAATATTCAATTAAGGATTGTACCCTTTGTACTTCAATAGCAGGTGAAGATGGTTCATTTGCTGCTGCTGCTGATAATGATGAACTTTCACTAGGAAGAGGAGTTAGAGGAATTGGTGTATTTTCAATAAATATATAAGATTCATATATCAAATTGGATAAATTGTTATAATAAAGTTCATTTGGATGTAAAGTACCGCTTCTTGAAGCACGACTTAATGTATTTCCTTTTACTAAACCTATGTATTGTTCTATTTTAGGAACTAATACTGATAAAACCGAGAGCATTTGATTTTTACATGTTGTCTCTCTATCAGTATATTCAATATCTTGTATAAATGGTAAGAATATATTAGCATCTGTTTTTCTTTCTTCTTTATGGGTTTTTGTAAAAAATGAAATTAATCTATTAAGATCAAAACCTACACTTTCTTCACTGCTAGAAAAATTGTCTAATATCTTTTTAGCACACTTATATACGTCTAATTTCGGTATATTTCCATTAATCCAGTTATCAAATGCAATTACAAAATCCCTGTCTTTTGGTATAACTCCAAATTTATCTTGAATACCCTTAATATTATTTAAGGCTCTACTAAAATCAGCTACTTGCGTTTTAATAGCTTCATTATATTCTCCTTCAAATAAATTTTGTTGAGAGTCAACTATTGCAATGTCTCTATCAACATTAATAAGATTAATTTTAATAAATGTAAGTTCAACAGCCGTTGTAAATAATTCTCGTAAGTTACTAGTACAAGTTTTTTGAAAATCAGAAATAGGATTTTTACCTGAAAAATTAAAGGCTTCTAATTCTGATTTAATTTTGTCACATTTAATATAAAAATCATTAATTTTACCCTTTCCACCTGTCGCTTCAGTTCCACGACCAATATTTAAATATGTATTTCTATCTTCAGAATACTTTTTAGCAGTGGAAATCATTCGTAAAAAATCATTGTGACTTTTCTCACTTGACATCCATTTTTCTTTAATACCTTCAAACAATATATTTTCCATTGATTTTCCAGAGCCTTTAAGTGTTTTGTCGCTTGAATTCTTAAAAATAAAAATGCGACCATAATAATCTGAATAAATAACATTAACACCGTTTATAAGAGCATATGTAAGGGCAATTTGATCGTGGGTAACCAAATAAACAGGACATGTTGGAGGTAATTTAATGGGTTCAGATGCTGGAGTTGGTAAAATTTGCGTAATTAAGCGATTTCTCGCGTCAATACATGATAAAGCTTGAAACCAATCACCGCCTCTTTTTTGTTGAATTTTAGTATTAAAATTAAATGTTGTTGCGTTATCTATGCTAACCTTTACTTCTTCCATTAATGTTTTTAAATATGCCAACACATTTTTTATACTATTTTCATCTTTACTATCTTCTATTGTATCAGTTAAAGGTAACCCTTTTGGTACATCATATTTAATACCAAGTGTTGTTATAAATTTTTCTGCTTTTTGGCCAGTAACTATTTTTTTTATAGGAGATAATGTAAAGTCATATTTAGAAAAAAAATTGTTTGCTGGACATGGATCGTTTTCGTCGAATTTTGTGTAAGCAGTTGAGTTGTCAGTTTCTTGAACATAAGATATAAGTTTTACACCTGTATTTTTAGGTCCAAAAAGAGCTTTATTATTTACATTTGGTTTTCCAGCAGGGTCGTTAACAACTTCAGGAGTCACTAAATAATGAATTTTAAATTGAGACTCTTCTCCGGTAGTTAAAAATTCCATAAAATGATGTTGAGCAAAATCTACTATTATACCTACTTCATTACTGTCTTCGCCAAGTTTAGTATTTTCAACAAAACGCTTACCAAAATCTGATTTACAAGATAAATTAACTAAATCTTCGTGTCTAAATTCAGAATTATTACTACAACTCGTAATAAATTTAACAACTTTATACTGAAAAAGGTTCATGTCAGGGACGCCAACGGTAAACACACTATAACCATCATAAATATCTGTACAATTGGGAACATCTAAAAGAGCTTGTGATAATTTATCTTCATCACCATTAATATCAATTGAGGTTCCTTTCGAATCTGCCGCGCTTCTTATGATAGCTGCTAATGCTTCTGCTTCATGAAAAGATACAACTGCTGGTTTTGGAATACCATTGTCAAATGCTCTTTTAATTCCAGATTCTTTGTATGCTGTTTCATTAAATACTTTTTTTAAATCATGATGTGCGTCAGAGCGAGTTAAGCTGGCAAACATATCTTGTAATTTATCTTGACTTTTGTTATAAGGAGTTAAAATGTTTAAGTATTTCCATTCTTCTATTTCTTCTTCAGTATCGGGCATTCCAACTGATCTTGTAGAAGTACCAGGACCACCTTCAACAGAAGAACCAACGTCAGAAGAACTATCAGAGGCGGATGATAATGAGCCTACTGTAGCTCTATTTGAATTAGGTGATTTTTTTCTTCCTTTTACAGGTTTCTCAGAAAAAACAGCAGAATCTTTTTCTTCCTCTGAAATGGATTCAGAACCTACTGTAGCCATATTTGATTTAGGTGATGTTTTTCTTGCTTTTGTATTTTTGCCAGGTTTCTCAGAAAAAACAGCAGAAACTGATTCTTCCTGTGGAATAGATTCTACTGGCTGTCTTGCAGTTTTAAGTTTTGATATATTAACTTTTGGTGGCATAATACATTATATTTAGAATTTAATATTTATATCTAAACATTTACATATTTATTTTTAGATCATCTTTAACAAAATATGCGTTTCCTTCTTTTGTCCAATTAACAACTAACGTAATAATTTCTACTCCAGCGTCAATAGCTTCGAAAAATGCCTCTCTATATTCTGGATCAATAATAGATGGTTGAAAACTGCTAACATCAGTTCGTTGTATAACATAACACATTATACAACGAGTTTTAGATTCACGTTTAATTAAGGTAAGTTCCTGAATATGTTTTAATGCTCGGGGACTAACAGTGTCGGTGCTTTTTTTTCGGTACCCGTCAGGAAAATAAGCAACCTTAGAATTCTGTTCTCTATCATCGAAACATTTCTTTTTTCTATCTTTAGCAGAAATGTCTTCATAATCGGCAAGAGGAACATTTTTAACTTCCATGATAAAAGGAATCCCATTACAATCAATGCCTGTAAAATCAAAACGAGAATCGACCTTTCCTTCTACATAAATGGTAGTCTCCCTCTTATAAGTTCGCACATTTTGTAGTATATTTAGTAAATTATTTTTAATAGCCGATTCGGTAAGTTCCTCGGCAAGCTTTGGATGTATTCCTACAACAATTTCATTATTTCTCTCTTTAATTACAGATAGATATACTCTGTATTCACAATGTAATTTACTATCATGTTTCTTTGTTTTAGGAACAGGTGACATTAATATAGTAGCACCAACATCAGCTAATCCACAACATCCAAGCGATGCTGTATGACCTAAAATAGAGGTTTCGCTATTAAATGGAATAATATCGGCGACATATGGTGTTTTAATGTACTTTGAAGGACGTTTAATCACAGTTCCTTCAATTAAATTATCGATTTGAAGCATTAGAAATGACATTGTTAATTTTAAGTTTATAATAATATTTAGTATTTCAAATTTAAAATCAATTTTATTTTAAAGTAATCTATAATAATATATTAATATTATAAGTATGTCTACTGTTGATAATAAAATAATTCCAAATCAATTAAATATAATAATTAACACTAGTGTTCCTGGGTATCAAAAGATAGAATATAAACCTTATATGACAATTCCTGACATTAGTAAAGATGACAAAAAAATTATGTTTAATCCATTGGTCAAATTAAATAAGAGTTATGTTGAGAAAGTACCTGAAAATTTAAGAAAAAAACAATTTTTTAACAAAGGTTTATTTGACTCTTTGCTTAATTTTACAAATGGAACAAAGGCAGCATCATTACTTCAAGCAACTCGTAATGGATTTGTTGATAATAATATTAAAATTACATTAGATGCTATTTTTCCAGAAAATAGCGTGATGTATATTAATAAAAAACCATACACTATTGCTGATGTTCAATGGTCTAAAGGTAATTGGAAGATTGATACTAAAATAAAAAAAAGTAAACTAGATAGTAGCAAAATTACAGATCCAGCTTTATATCAAACTGTCGTTAAAGATGAAATTATTAGTGGAGAAAATCAATTACAGTCATTGCCTCCAGCAATAGTTTATGGAGCAAGTTATACAGATCCTAAAGATGATACTAATAAAGTAATACCTCCTCCATCAACACCATCTGCTTCAGGTATCGGACCTCCGCCGCCGCCACTCTCCAGTTCTACTAATAAAGTAATACCTCCTCCATCAACACCATCTGCTTCAGGTATCGGACCTCCGCCGCCGCCACTCTCCAGTTCTACTAAAAATGTAACACCACCAAACTCAAATTCTACATCCACTGAATTAACTATAAAAAATGTGCCTTTAGATGAAGATGAAGATGAAGATGAAGATAAAGATGAATATCCTGAATATAAAGAACCAATAAAATTATTAACAAATATAGATGAAGATGAAGATAAATCTATTGTTAAAGCAAGTGAAAATTTTTCAAATGTAATTGAACCTCCAACAAAAATGAAAACATCACCTAGAACAACAGCAAATTTAAGACTTTTTTTTAGGCAACCTATTTTTTATAATTTAATAAATATGCTATACATTGCTAGTAGTAAAAATACAAAAATGGTTATAAACCAATCATTAAGTGATGAAACAATAACACAAAATAACACAAATATAGATGAATTAAATAGACAAGCTTATCTAAAAAATGTATTAGAACTTACCACAGTTCAAAATAGTGGTGGAGGAAACTGTTTTTTTATAGCAGTTGCTGATGCAATAAATTATCATAATTATTATAATCAAAAAAATAGAATAATAAGCGGAAGATATGGAACAGGTGTTAACTTATATACACAATTATATTTGAGAAGTTTAGTTGTTAATTATTTACAATCATGGTCAGAATTAGATAGATATTTACTTAATGTAGCACCTTTTAATGCCGAAGAATTAAATGACTTATTTGAACAACAAATAAATGGAATAAAATTAGCATTAAGAGAGTCAGGAGATTCAGATGACATAACACCTGATACTTACATAAGAATAGCAAATGATATTTTTAATACCCGCGATAATTTTCTTGTTAAAAATGTCGAAAGTGTCCCAATTGATATTGATGAATATAATAAACCATTTAAGGTAATAGAAAAAGGACAAATTTCAAGATATATTTTAAGTAGTAATTTTTGGGCAAATGAAGTAGTAATTAATGCATTGTGTGTGGAACTTCAATTGAATATAATACCTTTAGAGAGCATAAAAACTAGTGCTAAAAAAACAATACGAATTCCGTATGCTAATTTTTCCCCTAATATAAATAACTGGAATAAATATTTATTTTTATATTATAATGAACGTCATTATGAATTAATAACATTTAACCAAAAAATATCTATACAAAAAGCAAATACTACACGTAGAGTAAATATTAATTATCCTGCTATAAAATTTTTAAAAAAATCAAAAATAATTTTTGATAGAAATGACAATATATCTGAATTACCTCCTATATATATTTTATTTACAATTTTTGGTAGTTATTTTAGTAGTATTAAAAGTAGTGAAACAAATATTGATTTTACTTTCAAAAAATCAATAATGTTAACTATTCAGAGTCTTATAAATAATAATTTATATAATAAACCAGAATATAGCACTTTTTTTTATCCATATTTTAAAATGTTTTTTCCAAATAGTAATATACGAAAACCTACAAACTCAATTAATCCATCTGAATTTAAACCTATAGGGCCTCCACCTCCTCCTATTAAACCTATAAGGTCTCTACCACCTCCTCCTATTAATCCTACAGTTACCAGACAACCTGATTTTAAATCTATAGAACAGCTAGAAGAACCACCTGAAATAATATCTAGTAAAAATAAAATAGAACCATTACAAATTAGCGACCCGTATAAAGGAGGTGCGAATCCATATTATAGACCAACATATTATAACCCACAATATATGGCACATAATATGGAAAAGAAGGATAAAGATGATGAATCCCAATTAGCATACGTGATAACAATTGATATGGAACTTAGACCAGGTACAAGTTTATCTCCACAAGAATTACAAAACGCAAAATGTAATGGGAAATGGAATTCAATTAGAAAATCATGGGCTGATTTAACTGGTAAACCATATGTAATACCTCCAGTTTATAATAAGGAAGAAAAAAAGAATCCAAAACCAGTCCCGCAAAATAATACAAGAAAGCAATACAACCCATACTATAGAGGTGGTAAGCATAATAAGACTATAAAATTGTACTAATTAATATTATACACATTTTTACATTTCAAACGCCGTTTTGTTATATATGATTATGATATAAATATTATATAATTATTAAATATATAATATGAAAAAAATACCAATTGATATTATTATAAATAACATTATACCATATACTTATAATATTCAACCAAAATTTTTATTAGAAGATATTAAAAATTATCATAAAATTAGAATAATATTGATAGACGATAAGTATGATACAGATGTTATAAAACACGAAATATTAGCGGTTTTTTATGGTAATGAACAAAAACTAAATAATATTTTACATAGACATTTTCAAATTAATCTACAAAATTACGATTATAACATTATTTATGGGTATTCGCAAAATACAAAATTTAATATTTTATTTGGGTTATTTTCAATAGAAGAGAGAACGCATTTTTCAGAATATATTCTTAAAGACTTAAAAGATTGGATTTTGAAATAATCGGCATTTGAAATGTTAAAAGGTGTAAAATAAATAATAAATTTATTAAATAGTTTATTATTTATTCATCATTTGATTATCAATATCAAATTTATCAAAATTAAATTTTTCAAAATCAAATTTTTTAAATGCTTCTTTTTGTTGTTTTCTTTGTTTCTCTCTTTTAGCTTTTTCTAAGATAGCAACTGCGGCAGATAATTCTGTTTCAGAAACAACACCATCTTCATTTGTATCAACTAATTTATGAAGAACTCTATATTTATGTGGTACCATACATAAGGCACTTTCTTCATTAAACAAATAGTCAGATAATATTGTAAATACAGCTGTTAAACCAAGTGCGGTATAAATATCACGAGTACCCATCCACGCCATAGCAAAAACCAATAGCTGTTTAGTTACGCTATATTTCATGTACTCTTCAGTTGATTTGCTAAATTGTATTGTTATGAATTTAGAACCAATATTGAGAAGAATCATTATTACACCAGCAAAAAACTTGCTATTATTTAAATACATAATATTATGATTTATATAACCTATCCCATTAAATAAAGGTGTAAATATGGTAGTTTTACCTCCTAATTGTGTATTACTAGTAATATTTGGATTGTTATTTTGACTTTGATTAGGTTGAACAGAATTCATTATACTAAAATATAGTATTATTATATTTTTACATTATTCCAAATTTTCTAAAAAGATTTGAAATATTTGAAGTAGATTTGTTGTAAAAACCTTCTCCAATTATACGAGCATTTCTAACATATGGTCTGTACATTTCTTTTATTTTGGGTGTAAAACTCTCTACAGTATGTAGTGAATTAACATAAGCAAAAATAATAACAATTAAGAACAAAAAACAATTATATATTAAATGTTTCATATATAATTATAAGCTATAAAACTTTTATACAGTTGAATAATTACCTGCAAAGACAGATTTATCACTAGGCTCTACATCATCAGCTTGATTACGAGCATTAGAATATACAGGAACTTCGCTAGATCGTTTTCCCCTTAACATCATGTGTTCTCTCTCAGTAATATTAAATCCTTCAATACCTTTGCTTTCGGATTTTTTTTCATCAACCTTTTTCTTTACTTCATCTATTTTTTCGTTAGTATTAGGAGAACTATTAGGAGAACTATTAGGAGAACTAGTAAATCCTTCCAAATATCCAATGTCGCTACTATTAAAGAAAATAATAATAAACAAAACGGCAACTACACCTAAAATTTTATTTGTATAACTTATTCCTAAAATAAAAAGAATAAGAATAGCCCGTCCTAAAGCGGTATCTATTAAAAAATCAAAGAATCTAGATTGACTTAATAAAATTACAAGAAATAAGGTAGCAACAGCTCCTACATTATTTTTACTAAAAAGTTTAATGTCCATATAAATATTCTTATATAATTTATTTTAGAAAAATTAATTTCAGTCTGTTTTACAAATTATTATCTAAATTTTTAATAAGAATGTCTTTAGCAATGTTTGCAGCTCCGTTTGATGATAATACTGAATTAAACTCAAACAATTCCGATAATATAATAAATCAAAAACGTCGAACACATAGTAAAACATACAAAAAATATCCTAAAGAAAATTTTGATACTAACAAAGTTAATTCGGTTCTAGAAAAAATACATAGCAATTTAGATAATGATGATGACGATGATAAGGATACATTTAATCCACCTCCGCCTGCTAAATCAGCTGGAGTTGAGAGAACAAAACCTCTTCCTCAAAAAGAACAAATGATGAATATGTCTTCAAATAATGATGTAATGTTTAGAACATTAGGAAGAGCTCCTCAACCAAATTATGAAGGAAGTGACAATTTAGATTTAAATGATTACAGCATTTATGGTGACAATAAATCAAATGAAGATTATTACAAACGCGTTATTCCTGGATATACACAACAAAAAAATCCAGTCAACAAACCTTACTATAGTACAGCTAATTATAGTCCACCTCTTGTTCAAGAATTTGCCAGTCAAGATGTTTTATTACAAAAATTAAATTACATGATAACATTGTTAGAAGATCAACAAGACGAGAGAACTAATAATGTAACTGAAGAAGTTGTATTATATTCATTCTTAGGAATTTTTATTATCTTTATTGCTGATACTTTTGTTAAGGCTGGAAAGTATGTGCGCTAAATTCAAAAACTTAGTTTATTTATTTTTATATTTAAAATAAATAAATATTTGTAAACTATTTAAACCAATCTCTAGATATAATGTAGTTAAAATGGTCAAATGTTTAATAATTCATAATAAGCACGAGGGATGTTATGATTTTCAATTTTATGAAGATGAATCATCTAAAATGAGATTAACATCAATAACAATTAACCCCCCTAAAATTTTTATGTTTGATAGCAGAGAGCAAGCGCAAGATTTTTTTGAAGAATATATAAATGATGTAGATGTATTAGATATTAGATGTAAAAAAGGAGAAGAAGTTGTACATATTGATTATTGTACATGCGGTATTATTGAATTGGATGAAGAAGAAAATCCGGTATTGTTTTATAATAAAAAAAATCAAATATTTTTAATGGAAACAGGTCCTCAAGTCTTTTTGCCTCCTCAGGAGCTTAAGAATGATGTTAAAAATTTAAATTTGACAAATAGATTAATACGTAAATGTAAAACTCTTGGAAGAGAACAAAGAAAAAGATATATCGAATTAGGTAAATATTGTGAGGAGTGTCAAACTAAAAACGATAGTGGTTCAGATGAAGAGGCGGTTGATAGTGACAATGAAAATGATGATAAGAAATAATTTAATTAACAATTTAATTAACAATTTAATTAACAATAAGAACCTTATTTGATTTAAATGTTGGATAACCAAAATTATAAAAAAAATAAGCTGTTGGGCTTACTATTAAAGGTTTAGTTTTTGATATAATACTATTTATTATAATATTATTATCAGATATGTCTTCAATAGCACAAAAACCAAAATAGTTTTCTGCTGCTATTTTCCAAAAACTTATTTTAAACCCTTGAATAAAAATATCATCATTAGTATTAGATATTGAAGCAAAGCAACTTAATACTTCCATACCTTTTTCAACTTGAACACAGGACTTTCTAAAAAAATAAGCACATACAATTTGATCGTCTACAATTATTGTATAAATAAAAATATTCTTGGTCTTAATTAGTTCAATAATATTTGTAACTTCGGTATTAATTACGATATCAAATTTTTTAGCATATTGTTCAATAAAAGAAAACAAAAAGTGAAAATTTTGTGCGTTTACTTCAATCAGACTATATTCGCCTGATAAATCGAATGGTTTTGTCCACGTTTTTACAGGGAAACCATATGTTGAATATACACATAATGGTACAATTCCAGTTAATTCATCTTCTCTCTTGAAGAGAGAAACA